AAAACAAGACCAAACACATGGTAATATGTATTTTAATAAAACATTAAATGATTGGTCAAGATTCGATATAAACAAACGAACAAAATTTGATGCTACAATTAGTTCTGGATTAGCAATTATGGCATGTAATAGACATTTATATAGACCAAATGCTTACATGAAAAAAGAAAAAGTAAATATTAATTTCGCTAGATATAAAAATACTGGCGTTAGATCACAAATTATAAAATAAATATGGCAAATTCAACAACACAAGGGCGTTTTCCAAGTCAAGTAGTCAGTGATGAGGAAAAACGTAGTTACAACTACGGATTAGAAGTCGCGGAAGCTATTGAATCAGAGTGGTTAGGGAATAGTGGCAATACTAATAGATTAAAAATTTCTCAAAATACTTTTCATAAGTTAAAACTTTACGCAAGGGGAGAACAATCAATTCAAAAATATAAAGATGAATTATCCATAAATGGTGATTTGTCTTATCTTAATTTAGATTGGAAACCTGTACCTATTATACCAAAGTTTGTTGATATTGTAGTTAATGGAATAGCAGAAAGATTATATGATATAAAAGCATATTCGCAAGATCCCTTTAGTGTAAAGAAAAGAACTGATTACATGGAAGATATTATGTTTGATATGGATACCCAAGAGATTGGGGGTTATGCAATGAAAGCTTTTGGCGTAAATACATTCAAAACAGATCAAAATGTATTACCAGAAACAACGGAAGAATTAGCCGTTCATATGCAATTGGATTATAAACAATCTATTGAGATAGCAGAAGAACAAGCATTAACTACGTTGTTTGAAGGGAATGATTATGAGTTAATTAAAAAAAGGTTTTATTATGATTTAACGGTACTTGGTATTGGTGCTATAAAAAATAATTTTAGTAAATCAGAAGGTGTAACAATAGATTATGTTGATCCTGCAAATATGGTATATTCATACACAGAATCACCATATTTTGATGATATATATTATATTGGTGAAGTTAAAAATATATCAATTAATGAATTAAAAAAACAATTTTCGTATTTAACAAATGAAGATTTGTTAGATATTCAACAAAGTGGTGGTAATAACGTTGAGGGATATGGTAGTGATTCTATTGAAAAGGATAGTAATATTGTTAAAGTTTTATATTTCAATTATAAAACATATATGAATGATGTTTATAAAGTAAAACAAACAACATCAGGAGGTTCTAAAATAATACCAAAAGATGATACATTTGATCCACCAATTGAAGATGAGAGATTTAAAAAATTATCTAAATCTATAGAAGTTTTGTATGATGGGGCTTGGGTAATTGGTAGTAAAAAGTTATTAAAATGGGAGATTGCTAAGAATATGGTTAGACCCAAAAGTGATTATACCAAAGTTAAAATGAATTATTCTATTGTTGCACCTAGATTATATAAAGGAAAAATAGAATCACTAGTTGGTAGAATAACTGGTTTTGCTGATATGATACAATTGACCCATTTAAAAATACAACAAGTATTAGCAAGAATGGTTCCTGATGGTATTTATTTAGACGCTGATGGGTTAGCAGAAATTGACCTTGGTAATGGAACAAATTATAACCCACAAGAAGCATTAAATATGTTTTTCCAAACTGGTAGTGTTATAGGTAGGTCAATGACATCCGATGGAGACATGAATTCAGGTAAGGTACCTATACAAGAAATTTCAAGCGGTAGTGGAGGTCAGAAATTACAAAGTTTAATTCAGACATATAATTATTATTTACAGATGATAAGAGATGTAACCGGATTAAATGAAGCAAGGGATGCTAGTACTCCAGATAAACATGCTTTAGTTGGTATACAAAAAATGGCTGCTGCTAATTCAAATACAGCAACAAGACACATATTACAAAGTGGTTTATTTTTGACAGCACAAACCGCAGAGTGTTTATCATTACGAATTTCTGATATATTAGAATATTCTCCAACCAAAGATGCTTTTATACAAGCTATAGGAGCTCACAATGTTGGTACATTAGAAGAAATGCAAGATTTATATTTATATGATTTTGGAATATTTATAGAATTATCACCTGATGAAGAGGAAAAACAACTACTTGAAAATAATATTCAAGTGGCATTATCAAAAAATAGTATAGAATTAGAAGATGCAATTGATATTAGGGAAATTAAAAATTTAAAATTAGCAAATCAAGTTTTAAAAATAAGACGTAAAAAGAAAATAAAAAAAGATCAAGAAATTGCTCAACAAAATATCCAAGCACAAGCACAAGCAAATGCCCAAACACAACAAGCTGCAGCACAAGCGGAAATACAAAAGCAACAAGCGGTAACACAAAGTAAAATTCAAGAAGAACAAGCGGTTGCTCAACTTGAATTAAAAAAGCTTTATGAAGAAGCTAAACTTAAAAAAGATTTAATGAATCATGAATTTCAATTAAATATGAAATTAAAACAAATGGAAGCTGAGGCATTAAAAACAAAAGAAACTAATAAGGAAGATCGTAAAGATGAAAGAACTAGAATTCAAGCATCACAACAATCTGAATTAATAGATCAAAGAAAAAAAGAATCATCACCTAAAAAATTTGAATCATCTAACAATGATACATTAAGTGGTGATTTTGATTTAGGTTCATTTGAACCTAGATAATTTATGTTTAATTATATAATATTGTATTATGGCAAAAGTAAAAAAAGAAGATACAGTTAAAGAAACTGTTGAAGCTCCGATGGGAGAAAAGGTTACGGTAAAAGAAACACCTAAACCAAAAAGAATGAAAAACCTTGGTGAACAAGCTGAAACTATTAAAGTTGATCTTGCACAACCAAAAAAAGAAACTGTAGAGAAACCTACAGATGAAAAACCTCAAGAAGAACAAGTTGATGATAAAGTTATTGAAGAAGTTCAAGAGAAAGTGGAAGAGAAAAAAGAGGTTAAAAAAGAAACTGAACAACCAGTTTTGGAGGAAATTACAGTTAAAAAAGAGGATGAAAAAGTTGTGGATAAAGTTGAAGCAATTGAAAATGTGGTTGAAGAAGCTGTAGAGAAATCAGAAAAAACTGGTCAAGATTTACCAGAGAATATTCAAAAAGTTGTAGACTTTATGAATGAAACTGGTGGAGATCTTAATGATTATGTAAAATTAAATCAAGATTATAGTAAGATGGATGATAGTTCTCTATTAAGGGAATACTACCAACAAACAAAACCACATCTTAATAATGATGAAATTAATTTTTTAATGGAAGATTCGTTTTCTTATGATGAAGAAACAGATGAACCAATAGACATTAAAAGAAAGAAATTGGCGTTTAAAGAGCAAGTTGCCAACGCCACAACCCATCTGGACGGGTTAAAGTCCAAATACTATGAGGAGATTAAATCAGGAGTTAAGTTAACTTCAGAACAACAAAAAGCGATTGATTTCTTTAATAGATATAATACGGAGAATAAAAAATCTCAAAAAATAGCAGAACTACAAAAGTCTACATTTTTAAATAAAACTGATCAAGTTTTTAACGACAAATTCAAAGGTTTTGAATATAATGTTGGTGAAAAAAAATATAGATTTAATGTAACCGATGTAGATAAGGTAAAAAATACACAGAGTGATATTAATAATTTTGTTTCTAAATTTGTAAACAAAAATAACATTATTAATGACGCTAGTGGGTATCATAAATCTTTATTTACAGCGATGAATGCAGACGCTGTTGCTAATCACTTTTACCAACAAGGTAAAGCTGATGCTGTAAAAGAAACTATGGCAAAAGCTAAAAATGTTGATATGTCACCAAGAGAAACAGGTAATGTGACTCAAACAAGTGGCTTAAAATTTAAAGTGTTAGGCGATGATTCTAATAGACTTCGATTTAAAATTAAAAATTAAAAGTTTAATAAATAAATAATAAAAATTATGGCAGCAGTAACGCCGGTAGCGGGAACAGGTATAAATGTAACCAATCCCCTACCAACACAACAAACAGCCGCGGGCAACTATTTAGATTTTTCTACAGGTTGGGCGCAGCAATATCTACCAGAGCTTTATGAAGCAGAGGTAGAGAGATACGGTAACAGAATGTTATCAGGCTTCTTATCCCAAGTAGGGGCAGAAGAAGCAATGGCATCAGATCAAGTAGTTTGGTCTGAACAAGGAAGGTTGCATATTTCAGCAACTGGAGTAGCATGTGTAAATATATCGACTAACAAAGTTAGATTTGCAAGTGCAGCAGACGCACAATTATTTAGATTACATGATACAGTATCATTATACGCAATATCAGGAACAGGTGCTGGTGAAACAGAAAAAGCAGTTGTAACAGTTGTAGCGGATGGTAGTAATGATGTAGTTATGAAATCTTATGCGCTGTTAGATTTAGATCACGGAGATAAATTTGCAGCTAGCACTGTATTTAGAGCGATGGTATATGGTTCTGAACACAAAAAAGGCACTAGTTTAACTAGACCTGCTTTAAACCCAGGATTCAACAAATACGACAACAAACCTATTATAATCAGAGACAGATTCATTATTAATGGTTCTGACACTGCTCAAATTGGTTGGGTTGAAGTAAGTGGTGAAGAAGGACAAAGCGGTTATTTATGGTATTTAAAAGCCGAAGGTGATACAAGATCACGTTTCAATGATTATCTTGAAATGTCAATGCTTGAATCAATTAAGAAAACTGGTAGTTCAAATATTGACCTTGATGGAACTCAAGGGTTATTTGACGCAATTGAAACTAGAGGTCATGTAGCAACAGAGGCTTTCACAGGTACTTACGTAGATGACATAGCAACATTTGATAATATATTAATCAAATTTGACGGTCAAGGAGCTATTGAAGAAAACATGCTTTACTTAGATAGACAAACGACTCTTAATATAGATGATATGTTGGGGGAACTTAATGCAGCTCATGCTGCTGGCGCATCATTTGGGGTATTTAATAACTCAGGTGATATGGCAGTTAATTTAGGTTTCAGTGGATTTAGAAGAGGTTCTTATGAC